AGAGGTCGGCAGTCGCAAGGGCCACGGCTTTCGGAGCGAAAGCGATGTTCTTGCGGTAGGTTTCGCCGGCCTTGTTGACGAGAGAGATGGCCGCACCGTTCGCAGGCGAGTAGTCCACGGTCTGATACTGCACCGCGCCGTTGCCGGTGGTCGGGTCGTAGGACGCCGAACCGGGAATGATAGCGGGATAGATCGGGATGGACGTCGCGCCCGAGGCCACGTTGGCGGTGACCACAAACTGACGGACCTGATACTGCGACTGCTTGGTCACGCGGTTGACGCCGTTGACCAGCGCGATCGTGATCACGTCGCCTTTCTTGAGGGTGCCGGTGATGGCGTTGGTGACGAGGGTGGACCCCGTTTGACCGGCGCCGTTGACCGTGCCCGCGCTGAAGGTGCCCGTGACGTGGTTGATGATGGTCGGATCTTCGAACCAGCGGAAGTTCAGGGCGTCATACATCTGCCCGGAAAGGTATTGTTTCGAAATCGCTTGCACCGGATTGAAGAGACCGGACAGCGTGCCGACAACCTTGGCCATCGTGTTCGGGGAGGCCACGAACTTGCGATTGAGGCTGCTTGCGGAGTTCTGCGTCAGCACGGCGTTTGCCGTGAGGATCGTGGTCGAGGTCGGCGCAATGGTGTTTTGCGAACCGTCTTGGTTGACCACGAGATTGCAGATACCGCCTTCAGACCCTGCCATGACCGTGGCCGCGACGTTGCCGGCGAGGTTGTTGATCATGGGGGCCAGAACGCGTTCCTCGTAATCGTCGAGGGACAGAGCGCGTTCCTTGGTGGTGAAGCCAACGTCAACGTGTCGCTGATAGCTCACCGCCAGCGTGGTCTGCTGTTCAGTCGTGTCCTGAACCGAAAGGGCCGGACCGTCCGAGACGACATAATCGTTCGGCAGGCGGATGCGAAGGGTGTCGCCGATCTTGGCGCCTTCGACGGCGTATTGATCATCGTACTGACGGTCGACGTTTTGGATGAAGGCGTTCGAGTTCTTGAAGAGCATGACCGCGCGGCGCGTGATCGCGCTCATCGTGAGCAGAGTGCTCATGATAAGGGTTCCTTGACTATGATCTGGATGGGGATTGACCGGCTTGCGGTCTTTCTCGGCGCCAGAACCGAGTGAGGGGGATCAGGCTGCGCGCGGATTGAAGGGGCCGCTTCCCTTGTCGCCGGTGTCCGATGTCGGCAAAAAGTCGGACGTGTCAGGGCATGACCGGCCCAGTGCGGGTTGAGAGATCAGCTTACGAGGCGATCTCGTTTTTCCATTTCAGCGAACCATGCAGCGTCATCGGCTTCAGGGTCGTTGAGGTCTATGCCGTCGCGAACACGGTCCCCGTTGACGGGGGCGATGGGCGCGGGAGCATTGGATATTGCCGGGCCCTTGGGAGCCGCGGCAAGCTTGGTGGCGAGGCGGTCGAGCTCAATACCGAGCCGAACCGGGGGCAGACTGGCAAGCCGAAGCGCCTCGTCGGGGTTTTGTCCGAGCTGGTTCAGCACCGCGTCGGGCGCATCGGTCTCAAGCACGGCCTCCACGAAACCCCGCGTGACGACGCCTGCCATGTTGAGGTTAACGACGGCGGTCTGGAACGTCGTCCCGAACTTCTTCGAACCGTCCTCGAACACGATGTTGCAGCGCTGGTTGAAGGCTTGCTCGGCCTGCTGAGCGACTTGCTGATCCGCGCGTTCCTTGGCGATCCGGTTCGCTTCGGCTTCAAGCTCGGCCTGGGTGTACGTGCGCTCCTGCCGGTTGGGCTGCTCGGCCCCGGCGTTGAGCATTTCCCGAAGGAGGCGAGCCTCTTCCTCAATCTTGGCGCGGGCCTCGGCCTCTGTCTTGGCTCGCTCTTCGGCCTCGTAGCGCTTGCGGGTAAGTTCATCGAACCGCTTTTGCATCCAGTTGGGTTGTTCACTGGACTTCGGTTCGGGGTCGGCTTGCGTTTCAGTGACCGGCGCCGGATCTGGCTGCGGATTTTGAACGTCTGGCGTCGGGGCGACCGCTTCGTCTGGCGCGGCGCCCAGCATGATAGGGCTGTCCGAAATGGTTTCGGCTTCTACGGTCATGGATGATCCACGGATTTTGTCCTGGCGTCCGGCCAGTGCGGCACATTCCCAAGTGGGAAAGATCAGTTCAGAAGCGACATTTCAGCCGCAGCGGCCTCGGCGTGTTCGCGCGGCGGGTTCATCGCGCCATCCAGCATTAAGGCCTCGAAGACCTTTTCCTTCACATATTCCGTGGAGCCGGGGTCGTTGAGCATGTCCACGAGAATGCTACGAGCGACGGGCACGAACATCTGCCAAGCCCGCTGAATGAAGAACTTCTGATTGCGATAGAGGCGATAGAACTCGTTGTCGTGCGCCATTTCCTCATACCATGTCCCCGCAAGCTCCCTTGCGGTCTGGTGGATCATGTTGTGAACGGCGTGATCACTGCGGGGCTTGCGCGTCATTGCTCATATCCGGTTGAGGCGCGGTCTGCGGCGCAGGCGCAGCGCCCTGAGCCCCTTGCGCGTCCATTTGAGGCGGTAGCGCCTGAGAAGGCGCGGAGGCCGTCAGCGGCGATCCCTGAGGCTCCTGCGGAAGCGCCATGCCGATGGCGTCGCGCACGGCCTGTTGAACGAGGCGCATCAGGCCTTCCGGGTCCAGCGGCAAAGATTTCTCCAAGGCCGCCAGCCGCTTGGTTTCCGCATCGTATGCTTTCACCGTCAGCTCGTCGCCGCGTTCTTTCAGTTGCGCCTGCGCATCTTTCAGCTTTTCCGCCAGAGCGTTCGAGAACTGTTGAGCCGTTTGAAGCTGCTGTTGAAGCTGCGCGACCTGCGGGGGCGTCTGATCTTCACCCAAGGCCTGCGGCGGAACCATCCGGCGAAGACGTTCGGCCATCTCATCCGCATACGGGAAGTCGGCGGCCTGCATCACCAAATCGCCCGCGATCTGCATAAGTTGCGGGCTTTGCTGGGCGATTTGAGACAGAGCGTTGAACGCTTCCTGACGTTTCGTCGCGAACGATGGGCCGACGTCGGACTCCACTTCGTATTTCCCAACGGACGGGTTGAAGATCGCCTTTACTTCTTCGGCCTCTTCGGATTTGTGCTCCATATAGGCTTGGGTCTGTTTCGGATCGATGTGAATTTCCGACTGGCTTCCGTCGTCCGCCATGATTTTGAGGACGCGCTGAGTGTCGTAGATCTTGGGGATCAGGTCGATCAGGATCATACCCGTGTAGGCGAGCGCGATCCCTTGGTGGTCGATGTAGTGATAGGTCGCATTGTCCCCTGCCCGCTGGCGCGCATTGATCGCCACGCCTGACTGAGCGTTGCTGTTGGCGCCGACGGTTTCCTGATACTGGCCCGACACCATGCGAAGTTCTTCCGCCGCGGTGTTCATGCCTTGAATATAGGCCTGAGCCATCACGGGCGGGTTTTGACGCTCCGGGGGACGCAGTTCGTTGCCTTCCGCATCGACCCCATTGAATGGCAGATAGGCGAAGTTATCCCGGTTGGCGTTGCGCCAGATCTTCTCGTGGCCCTCAATGGCTCGAGCGTCGGTGATGTAGGGCGACTTGTTCTGAAGCGCGACTTGGGCTGCGGCCTCCGAGGTCCAGTAGTTGTAGTTCCGCTGCGCATCCAAAAGCGCGCGCGTGTGGCCCTTGCGGTCCAATTCCCCGTCGATAATCGTCTCTTCGCCAACCACCATGACGATGGGGATGTATTTCCCGGGCCACGGCTTGCGATCAACAATCACGTCGCCGGCGATCTTGAACCATTCGATCTTGGGACGCGACACTTTGCGGAAACGCGCGCCCATCGTCTCCAAAGCCTTGCGGATTTGCTTGGGCTTGACGTCCTTAAACTGCTCGTCATCGGCGATTTCGGACAGCCTGCGAACGCCCTGAGAGCCGTCAGGCCCCTGAAGCGCTACCAGCTCGTCCGTTTCTTCCGTGACCCGGAAATATTCCGCGATCCGAATGGTGTCTTCGCCAAACCAGCCGTCGGAATTGGCCAAGGCGGTCTTGGGAAACCGGTCCTTCAGGTCAGGCCACTTCTTTTCGGCTTCTTCCTTGGCCATTTCCTCGAACACGAACCCGAACCGCGCATCCGAGCGGTCTGGCTCAATCGTGTCAGGGTCGAGATAAACCGAAAGCGGGTCCTTCACGCGACGGATGAAGATTTCCTGATCGAAGCTGTCTTCGTCCACATAGTCCGTGACGATCCGCCAATAGCCCACGCCCCCTTGGACCTGGCTGCGGATGGCGCTTTGATAAACAGCCTGCGCACGCGATTGATATTCGATGTGACGAACGACGCCCTCGAAGATCTGCGCGCTGTCATAGGAAGCGCCGCCGCCAACCGGCCGGATCTTGACCGACTGCTTGTTCTGCCTGGCCTCGTTGATGATCTGCAGATTGTGCTGGCGCGTCTTGTTGATTGTGAAGCACGGCTTTTTCTCGGCTTCACGGGATTTGCGGGGCGTGTCGTCCCACTGGTAATTGTTTCGGCTGTCACCGTTCGCGAACTTCACGTCTTCGATGAAACGCTTACGCGCTTTCGATTCCCGCTGCTTCACGCGCTCAAAGCGCTTCTTGGCCTCGGCGATGATGGCGGCGTCTTCCGGCGAATCCATGCGCTATCCCATCCAGCCGGTCTGGCTTGGCTCGTAGTCAGAAACAGAAAGGGCCGGGCGCGTTTTGCGGGCTTGAACTTTCATGAAGGCCAGCCGACGCTTCCACGCCATGATCACCGCATCCGCGCGGTCGGTGGACGATCCCACACGCTTGCGGACCTCGGCCTTTTCCTCGATCAGAATGTTTGTGCCCTTCACGCGGTAACGGGGCGTCGTCAGTTCGGCCATCAGCTTCGGATCGACGGGAAGCTTGATATCTTCGCCGCTTTCCGGGTCCAGCGCCTCACGGAACTTCCACCACATTTCGGCCCGAAGGTTGGCGAAACCCAATTGCCCGCTTTGCGTTTTCAGGTTCGAGGCGGACGAAAAGACGATAGAGGCGCATTCGATGCCATGACTGCTTGTCAATTGCGATCGAACGCCAGAACCCCAGCCTCCGGTTCCGTCCACGCTAAGATCGGCTTCGTTTCGTCGAATGAGCAGCATCTGAGCGGCGATTTCCGCCGGTTTGTCCGTGTCAATCGAGATCAGATGCCCGAACCAGTTCTCCGCGTAGAGCGGCGCCATGACAGTCGGGTCACCACCACCAAGAGCCACGTCCGCGGCAAGGGCGATCATCTGCCGAGAATGGCTGCCAGCCTTGTTCCAGCGCTCGTTCGCAAGCCTGACCCATTCAGTCGGGATCACCTGCCACTCGTGATCCTTTCGGCCCGCGAGGAAGTCACCTTTCAGCAACTGCGATCTAAGCGGCTCGGGTAGCGCCTGAAGCTTGGCCCGGTAGCCTGTGTCCCGAAGGTATGGATTATCCTCCAGCCTTGAGGGGATGAACGTTCGGCTCATCGCGCCGTAGTGCTCACCCTCCCGCGTGTATTCGCCTGGCCCCTGAACCCACTCCGTCTTGCCTGCGACCACGATGGCCCAGCGCAACTCCCCAGATCTCGCCGGGTTCGAGTAGAGAGGGTCAAGCCACGGGGCGAACTCCTCAATCATCCACTCGCCGTCCCCGCCTCGAGGTGGGTTTGATCCAAGGATCACCCGGCAACGCTGGCCTTCGCGGGTGGAGCGTAGCCAACCGATCAGGCTCATCACCTGTTCGCGCAGAAACTCCCCGGCCTCGTCGAAGGCGATGTAGTCCCGCGCGTTACCCGCGTGCTTTCTCCAGTCGTCCGCTTCCTTAAGACCGGCGAACTTAAGACGGCCCCCGTCGTGGCGCTTGAACACGTTGTCATTGCCGCCGACGAAGCGACCGTGCGCGGGCTCGCCGATCTGCTTGCAGAACTCGATCAGACCGTCGAGCTGTGTGCCTTCACGGCGGAACACGATGCCCGAGTGCTGGCTCGAAAAGAATGCCCCGATCTCAAGCGCCGACTTACCGCCGCCCGCGCTCCCGCCAAAAAGTAGGATGTCTGCAACGCTGTTTAGCGCGTCGGTTTGTGGGCCCGGCGTTGGAAGAAACGGCTTCGCCAGCTCGTCCGCAATCTGCTTGTCGAGCTGTTCGATCTCATGCGGGCTCATGGCCCCGATCAGAGCTTCCAGTTCCGCCAGCTTGTCGCCCATGGTGGATTATTTGCTCAGGGCCTTTGATCCAGTGTTCGGGGGCGACTTCGGCTTGGGCTGGACAGGCTTGGCCGCCGCAGACGACTTGTCCTTGGCTGGCGCCATGTCTAGCTTCGGCTTGGTCGCGCTGAACTCTTCCTTGGATGAGTAGCCCTTGGGACCGGAATAGGTCTTGCTGATCACGTAGCCGTTTTCGATCTTGCGAACCGAGACCGAGGCGTATTCGGAGTCAGGCATGCACACGGATTTGCGTCTGACCATCACTTGCATCCCTTGTTGATCTTTTTGACCGCAGCCTTGTCGGCCTTACGGTCAGCCTTGGAGCCTTCCCACTTGGCAACAGGTTCGCCGCGCTTCTTGGCGGCGGTCTTGTCGGCTTTGGCGTCGGCCTTCGACTTCTCGTAAGCCTTCATGGTCATCGGCTTTTTCATCGCGCCGCGTGCTCCCGTTCGCGCTTGGCCACCTCAGCGGCCATTGTGTGAATTTCGTCCCGGCGGTGCGGGTGTTGCTTGCGCAGTTTGGCGAGCGCGCTGACCAGATACGGATAGGGCATGTCCGCGATGGCGTGGCGCTTGCCATCTGACGCGGTGTAATGCGTCGTCACCGTTTCTTGCCCTTCAGCACTTTGTTCGCCTTGGCGTCGATCTTGGCCTCTTCAGCCTTCGACATGCGCCCCGCGTTTACGGCCTGCGTTGCGCGGGCCTTGGCGTTCACGGCATGAGCTTTATTTTCGACCGGATAAGATCGATCCGGGCCAGCGAAGTCGTCCTTGGAAAGCGCCTTCCGCGCCTTGGTCGTCAGCTTGGCCATTGGCCGGTTTTCCGTAAGTTGAGCACCTGCCGCAGCATTTGAACCGCCGTCTGTACGTCACCGGGCTTTATCGGGCGATGAACAGGAACATGCGCGTCGGCTTCGACGCTCCAGATGTAGACGGAGGACTTGTCAGAATGGGCGGTGAATTCAGGAGGAACGCCGTCCAGTTCGATCGTCGGAAGGTCTGTTACCAGCATGACGAGCCCTCAATTTCCCCAGGCGAAATAGATATCGCCGGCTGTTCCGTTGACGCACAAAGTCCCAAGGTTCACGACGCCGAATGAAACGCCCGTGCCCGGCTCAATGATGGCGCCGTTGCCGGTGCCGTCTGCGGTGTTGGTGACCGTGGACGTTCCAACCGTGCCGTTTGCCGCATTGGTCGAAAGCCCCTTGACCACAACGCCGTTGTAGAGCGTGGCCGACGGAAAGCAGACCGCAGTCCCGGTGACGGAGATCTTGACCTGCGCCGTGATCACGCCAGCGGGGTTGATTTCCTTCACACCCTGCGCCGGCCGCGTGATGCCCATCGTATCGGTGTAGACCGGCACGGGCGCATAGGTTTGCGCATCAGCAACGCCAGTCGCCAGCGCTGACGCAATGGCGCTGACAGCCAAAATACGTTTGAGCATCAGGTCAGTTCCTTATCAAGCAGCTTGCGGAATGATGGTTCCAGACAGGGAAAGCGTGCAGCTCGTCCCGCTGTCGATGTACGCATAG